CTCAAAGTCACCAGCAGCGTCAATGTCTTCCTGTGTCAGGTAGTCGCGGTTGATCCTGTGGAGAACCTTCAGGACCATCGCCATAGCGTTGTGGAGCCGGCTGTGGATGCTGGAGAAGACCACCATGCCCTGCTCGATCAGGGCCAGCGTGGTGCCTACAGGGGCGTTTGGATTGCCGTCTGCCAGCTTCTCGAACGAGGTCTGGATGACACCCTTGCCTGCGTCGACAAGGAACCCCAGCAGTGAAAACAGGGTAGGGCTGGGTCCGGGGAACGGCAGCTGCATTACCAGCTTGCGGATGTCGTCCTGCATCGGGCCGCCTTCAATCTCAGCCAGCTGGGTAGGCTGCAGGTTAATGGTCTGGCCGTTGGGGCCGCCTTTCAGCTTCAGGGCGGTCGGGAAGTTCTGGATGTGGGACGAGTCCATCAGGGCACGCAGGGCGCCTGTGGCGGCTGTGGTGAGGCCTCCGATCAGGTGCGTGAGGCCGATTGGGTAGGCTCCACGCCATGGGATCATGGGGAACTCAACCATCCACACCAGCGATTCCTTGGTAGCGTCTTCAATGTCCCAGTTGCGGTAGACGTTGATGGCCTGGCCGGAGTTCTCGTCGATGCTGATGATGTACGGGGCAGCGCCTTCACCCTCTACATCGGCAAGCACGTAGACCTCGTACACCACGCGCAGGCCGTCTTCGTTGTACTGGCTCATCGTCCGACCTTCGATCTTGTCGTTGGCCTTGGACGCCTTGGAGAACTCTGGCTCAGGTACTGATGTCAGGGCGATGTCACGGTACATGCCGGAGTCGATTCGCTGCTCGAACTCCTGCGCGGTAACGTACTGGCGGTGCGTCTTGCGGTTGGCTGTGTAGAAGTTGCTGGCAGCAAACGGGATGAAGACATCATCAATTGGGACGAACTCGCATTCCACCCGGCGGCGCTCGTTGTTGCGCCAGAACTTCAGGTACTGGCCACCGCCCAGGGGGAGCTGTGTGGTCAGCTGCTCAAGCTCAGACCGGAAAGACTGCATCTGCTCGGTCAGCTGCCAGTTGAGGAAGTCAGCCTTTCGCTGAGCCTTGTCCAGCTTGCCCGAGGTCTTCTCGCCATACATCTTCGTGCGGACAGGACCATTCGGGGGCATCAGCTCTTTCATGACTCGAGCGGAGAAGTCCACGCAACCTTCAATCAGCATCGGGTGGACAATCTTGGTGGCGCCAGAGAACTGGGCACCACCAGGCGCATCGTCACCCATACCAGTGCGGCGCAGGCCCTCCTCGTACAGCTTGTCGCGCTTCTCGCGGGCCTTCTTGTCGAGTTCGATCTTGTCCAGCAGGTCGTCTACGATGGTGGTCAGGACGGACTGGTCAACCTCGTCGACGATGTTGGCAAAGTGTTCTTCGCTGCGGGCGAGAGTGCTCTCACCATCGTCCAGCGAAACAATTGCGCCACCGTCTTCGGTGTCCTCAACGTCCGAGGCCTGCTCATCCATTTCGATGAACTCTTCGTCTGCATCTGTACGGTTCTCTGCCATGTCTCACCCGTTGCACAAGTGTTGCAAGTTTGTTATTGTCTGCATCCCCAACAATAGGAGAGTGCCATGAAAATCATTCAGCGCGGCAATCTGACCGTGATCCTGAACCCTGACGAGGACACCTGCGACGAGTTCGAGGACATCATGTTTGCCGGAGTCGCCGGGTTCAAGTCGGTGGATGCTATTCTTCAGGATCAGAAAGCAGAATCGCAGCCGCAGCCGCCGGCAGAACCGCCCCAGAATCCAGAGCACGCTTGAGGGCTGCTATACCGCCAGCGGCAAGGATCTGCCTTGCCCGCTGGATGTCTTCGCGCACAGCATATCCGCTAGTGCGCTGTTTCTCCATGTCTCGCAACAAATTTGCCTCAGCTTTGCGCATGAGCTCCGGCTCAATGGCTGCAGCAACCTCAGGGTTGCTCGTGATGTCTTCCAAGAACTTGCGCGTGGCCATGCCCATCCCCTCTTGCGACTTGGCGAAGAGCGGCTCGTACTCCTGAAACACGCTGTCGAGGCGGGCAGGGGTTGCCCGGCCTGAGTAGCCCAGATCGCTGATGTCTTGACCCAGAGCGCCCTCACTCAGCAGCTGCGCCATCGATTCCCCAGTGCGGGACTCGCCCTCCGGCACGAAGGGGTTGTTGACGAAGGACATGCCGCGCCCAGTGTCGACAGGGAAGAACCCGTACCGTTTGGCGAGGTCATCAAGCGCCCGCATCTGGCTGGTAGCGGGACTTCTGGGCATGTCCAATGCGAACCCAGTGCGTTCGCTTTCCGGTGCCATTGCGAACGGAGACGCAATATGGCCTGCGCCAGCGTTCTGGGCGTCGATGAAGGCCCGAGCACTCTCTGCCGTGGCCATGTCACGCAGGGCGCGGTCACGGGCCTCAGGGGTGGCCGGCAGGTCGAATGCGGCTGCCATCCCGGGATTGATCTCCAGATCCCCTGCCTTGGGCTTGAAGGCGCCTACCATCGTCTGCGTCGGGCGCATGGAGTAGCCCATAGCGCGGTACAGTGCGTCCTCGCCACCAGCGTCCCACGATGACCTGGGGTCGATGGAGAACTGCAGACGCTCGTCGAAGGGGGCGTCGATCAGCTCCTCGAGGTGACCAATACCTCGGCCGGGGGTCTGCTCGTAGGTGCCGTACCCTGCGGCCTTGCGGGGGCGCTTCAGGGTCTGCATCAATCGCATCAAAGGGGAAAGGCTGGCCATGGGTTACGCTCCAATCATGTCTTTGTAGGTGGCGAGGCCGCCCTTGGCATACAGCGGGCGCGTAGCTCGGATGATGCTATCGCGAAGCACGTCCTCTGGCGACCTGCCAGTAACACGCGATGTTCTTTCGATTGCCTCGTTGATGTGCTGCATCATAGGCTTGCCTTCAACGCCTTTTGCACCAATCCACCCTACACCTTGGAAGTTTGCCGGCCGCACACCGATAGAGCGCGCGACGTCACCCAGAACGCCCTCCATAATGCCATACGATGCGCCCGGCGGGGCCTTCAGCTTGGGTTCGTATAGGCTGCTCATCTGCTCGTCAATCGTAGCTCTATCACGGTCTCCGAGGAAGTTGGCCCTAAAGTTGAACCGCTTTGGATGATCAGCGGAGGTAAGCGGTCTCATCTGCATGAGGGTCTTGTCGGCCATTATCATGTTACCGCTCAGATATCTGCCGCCAATCGGGTGCGGGTAATTTGGAGAGCCCACTGGCAGCTGCAAGCCTTGGAGCTTCCTGTTGTTTACGTATGCGGCCATGAGCAAGTTGGCGGTAGGATCTGCTCCGCCTGTCGTTGCCGCCATTGCATCTGCAAACCGCCGGCTGAACTGTCTCGCACCCTCTTCAGGGCCAAGCTCTCGGATGAACGCATCCTGCAACTGACCAAGCGCGTACCAGTCTTCACTCATCGGCGAAAGACCCTTGTAGTATGCGCTGAGCAAGTTACTCCTAATTTCAGGGGTGTCAAAGCGCTCCAAGAAGCGGTCGATTGTTTCCTGCTTCTTGGGCATGGCGTCGATCAGGGTGTTGCCTTCAATATCGTACAGACTAGGGGTTGCGTAGTATCTATCTTCAAGAGCAAAAAGCGGATCGTAGTTGCCAAGCCCGATATCCTTTTGGGCCGCATTCCTTGCTCTTTGCAGCAACAGCTCTTCTGGTGTCAGCACCTTCTCCATGAATCCTTCGGGCTTTTCGGGATTTTTAAAGTTGAGCCGGCCAGGGCCTGTTGTAGGGTATTCGCTGGCGATGGCTTCAATATCGTATCCCGGCCCCTGTCGACGAACAGCCTTACCGCGTTCGCGCACGACGGGGGTAGGCCTAAGCTCTCCCTGAACCGCCTCTGCAATCCTGCCGGCTTCAGCATTGCTCAGCTTGCCAGCCTTCGCTGCGGACTCTGCAGCCTTCTTCGCTGCGCTGCGGGCACTGGCCAGTCCACCGGGAGCCAGCTTCTGTGGCTCCATGAGCTCCATGGCCATGGCGTTGATGCGGTCAGCGTTGAACACAGGCCCACCCTCAGCCATGCCGGGGAAGGCGGGCGGACGGTAGGTCATCCGCTCTTCAGCCGCCGCAGGTGAGGCCTCGACCTGATCTGGACCTGCAAGCTGGTACAGCGAACCGCCAATGGTCGTGCCAGCTGCGTATCCAGCCAGACTGGGGTCAATGGTCGGGGTGAAATACTCACCAGCAAGGCGGACGGGGCGTGGGATCTTGTTCGTGAACTTGCTCAACCGCTTCAGCCACGCACCGGGCGCCGGAACCTGAC